CAGACATCAAATTGATGTCTGGAGCAGTGTGTAAATCAACCCCATTTTAGGGTATAGGGTGTCATTTACACCCTACACCCTACATATCCGGGTTAATTAACACACTGCTCGGCGACATCAATTTGATAAATTGGGTGAAGTTGGGCTGTAAATTAGAAGGGTGATTTTCAAAGGGGTTTCGGCTGCCCGGTGCAGTGCTGAAAGCACTGCTGGGGGGCATAGCCCCCTCCTTGACTGCGGATGCAGACAAGGCTTAGACTATTCCTTGAAAGTTCTATAGTAAAATAGTACCCCTGCTGAAGCCCACAGAGCCTCACACAACCTCACACAATCATAGTATAAGTTACCACGAGATTCACATAACCAACTGTATCCGAGCACAGTTCTCTATATAACTTTACTATACCTCTGCGAGGGTAATCTTACCATCTACAAAAAAACTAATTCTACAAAGTCTCTAGTCTACTTCTACAAATCCCTTTAGGCTTTTACTTTTCTACACTTTTTCTAAGGGTAATCTTACCATCTACGAGAGATAAGCTTAGGCTTCTATCATACTACTACTGTATCCTACAGTACCTACATCAAATCAATGATACTTTTAGATACCTATTCTCTCAGGGTAAGATTACCATTAGAAAATAAACACAAAAGTCAAAGTCTAAACTCAAACCTACTGACATACATTAGAGATTGTCATATCTATTCTTTTTCCAATGAGAAATTTACCTATTCTCTATCAGATATATACTGCTTATCATACTGGTTACAATTATGGCTATAACTATACACTGCAATACCGCACAGTTGCCACAGTTGCCACAGTTGCCACACCGCAATAGAACACAGCCACTGCAACAGCACACAGTAGCACGCAGTACCACTCTGTTGTGCGCTCTACATTGGCGGGGTCATTCATTTTCACTTCGTAAATCGTATCGTATCGAGCGTGTCCGTCGGCAGTGCGATTAAGCTTCCGCGGTCGGCGGTTGCAACCATTTTACAACCTTAATACAATCTTCAGTAACATTCATATTTCTCACAGGATTATATTTTACCTCTCTGTTTTCTGTGAAAGATAGTGGAAAAATAACTTATCAATTTCAAAACATAATCTAAAACAAAACTTTATCAGTGACACCAAAAGCAGACATAGCGTAGTCTGCCACGACACTACTTGCACCTGCCCTCAAAGTATCCATACCGGCAACTTTCAGAGTGTGAGACTTGCGCAATTTACCATCAACACCTGCAAGACCAGCTGTATACCAATGGTTCTCAGCAATGACGCCTGTTGGTAGAGTCAAGGTGCTCATCTCCGCAGCTTTGCGTCCAACCACACGGTAAGCTACTTGTTCAACTACCTTAGTTACTGACATACCTTTGCCACTAATTGTATCATACGAAGCACATAGAACTCCACTCAAAATATCACTCATTTGTAGGGTTGCCATTTTTATTAATTTATAACTTATCCAAATATTTTATTTAACGAGTAGTTGAGAATGATCCATCTTTTGCAATCTTGTAAAATTTGCTATATTTTAGGAATATGTCAACATCCGTATTTGCAACAACATTTAAGTCGGCATTAACAACAACAGTGCCGGACTTGGATACAAGAGACATACCGCTCACACCCTCATCAGTTGCCGAGAAAGCTACGGCATAATACCCTTTGGAATCTGTATCGTCGAGTGTGTCATTATCAAACCAAGCCCCCAATTTGGTGTCGGCTACTCCCCAGAACCTCTCAAGGTTGGCTACTAACTCAATATTGTTAGTGCCGTCAATCGGCTTCTCTGGGAATTGTTTGCCATCAATAGACACTGAAAATTTACTGAGAGAATTTAGAACCAAACTGTGATTGTACTTTTGGGTTGCAAGAACACCGCCAGTTTCCCAATCCGGATCGATTACATCTGCGGAATAGCGCTGAAGCATTGCAAGCCCTCTTAGGTTCTGTACTGCAGATGGCACATTGACGGTAAGCTGAGTTGCGCCTGATGGTAGAGTTGCGTGATAGTGATAGAATGTATCAAAAGAACGAACAATATCTCTATCAAAGACTGAGCGAAGTTCTGGGCTATCAATCAAGTATAGTTCCAACTCGCAGTTTTGAACATCAAGGCTTGTCACTGCGGTGGTTGCTGTGGTAAATTCTACAAGATTGTTGTTAAGTGTCCAAGTGATGGTCATCTGGTCAAGTTTGTAGAGAGGTAGGACATCTTTGAAGAAACCATTGCGGTTCCAAATAGATGAGAGAGGAATGCGGTATTTCTTGAAGGCACCGCTGTTATCTGTTCGTGCTGGGATTCCTTGCACAGTTGAACTTACCGATTCACGGTCAGTAGATGAAGCATAGGCATCAAATTCAAGGGTCTTGGACCAACCGTGTTCATTTTCAGAGAACACTTCAATGCTACCAATCTCTACTCGCAACTGATCAAAAATGCAGTGTATGTTATCCATCACACTATCATCACTAGCTGCATCACCATCAACTTTCATCTGAAAGTAATAGTATGAGCGAGATGGAACAAGAATACTCTCACGTCCCACCTTGAATGTAATATCACGAGTGCCGGAAGTACTAAATGTTTGCGCTCCGAAAGGCACGATCTTACGGTTCATAACCTTAATGCCTGAGAAGTCCTTGAGCCCTAGAAGACTGCTTTCGATAAACTTTGGGACGCCCATTTTTATATTTAATGATATAACATAAAATAATTAAGATTAAGATACAAGTTGCATCATATTATTTGTGTCAGCTTTGTGGCAACGTAAAGAACCATTCCAGCAGGCACAAGATAAAGTACTATGTCGCTACTATCTACCAACACTACCAACATAGATACTGTTAACTTGAACAACCCTACAATTTGGTCAAAAAACTTTTGAACAGCACCAAGGAAATTTTGTTGGTCAATCAATATCCCATCGAGTTTATTATCCAGTCTTCTTGAGCCTCTTTCAAGTTTGTCCTCTGTTTTCTGCAATTTTGCAACCACTTTTGCAAACATCTCTTTTACCGAGTTACTCATTCTTTGAAGTTATTGCATTTATTTATTTTCCATTGTTTGAATTAACAACACTGCCCCATATACAATAGATATTGCAGGTAAAATGAAAATTACCACAGTTCCTATCTCTACCCCTTTCTGCAATAGTTCCACAAGCATCTTTACAATATTCACAATGACAGGAATAAGCTTAATTAGTTCCTTTGCAAGATGCAATACAAACTCAAAAGTATTCACTGTCAGGTCTCCAAAGAACTCAAAACTTTCCTTTACGTAATCAAAAGACGATTCAAGAACGTCAACCGATTCTTCAAGCACATCTATCGTACCTTCTACCCCATATTTTACATTTAGTCCAAAGTTTTTCAAATCATCTCCAACATCTTCAAATTTGTCCTTTATTTCTAAACCAAAATCTTTTATGTCATCTCCTATATTTACGAATGTATCCTTGATATCATTACCTAATTCTACGAAAGGCTTGGCGATATCTTGCCCAACGTCCTCTAATCCTTGTTTGATGTCTTTTGTGAAGAAAGATGCAATGTCTTTGCTTGTGTTACCGCCCATTGTTTAAATATTGTTGAGATTTTTGCTCAAACCACCCACGCCTTCATATACATTAACAGTTTCTGCGGATTTGAAAAAGTAGTTCCAATTGTAGTCCGGAAATTTTAAACCTTCTACAAGTGCATTCAAATTCCACTTGCTTAACAAATCATTATAATCTATGTATATGTACTTGCTTAACCACAATGCAAGGACTATGAAAATTAACAAAATCAAAATGAAATCCTCTAGTTCTTTGTTGTACTTCATTCTTTACAACACCATCATATTAAAATGGGGGGTCTTGCATTTTTATCTATACTTGGTTGTGCGGATATTGCCAATTTACGCATCGTTTCTTGACGCATAGGTATGAAGTCTCCTATCCTGATATAGTTAAGGAATGAAGGGGAATATACAACATATACAATCAAAGCACTCATTCCAACTATAATACCTTTTTCAATTGTTCCAAGTGGATCGCGTCCATTATCGCCCATTTTTGAATTACAGTGAGAAATTTTGTATATGTATGTTCACACTATCGTCCATCGTAGGCTTTGTTGTTTGTGCCAGTTCTCTGGATGCCTTTGCCATACCTGTTTTGTGTGGAATATACAATGGGTTTGTTCCGTCGGCTCGTAGTTTCTTGTTGGTAATTCTATCCGATATTTTTACATCAGTATTTGTGAAGGGTAATTGAAGACCTGAAGCGTACTTCTGTTGATGGATTGACATATGGCTTGTTGTGTGTTCATCCAAGTTTTGTTCCCATTTCATTGGTTGGTTGTCACTCTCGAAGGTAATCTTGTGATTTGCTTGGATGTTTACCGGCTTAGATGTTTGATGTAGAATACCGTCGTCAACAGTATCAGTTAATCCAAAGTAATTTAATACATTCCTATTTGGATACTCGGGCTCATTGAGTGTCTGCTTCCCAAACAATGCACTGATATTGTCCGTTGGTGTCTTGTTCCAAAAATTGAACATTTACTATTAAGCGATTTATTTTTTAATTTCTTTGGCCATCAAGCCTCTCACATCTATGATACCACAATAGTCGTACAAAGCAACAACGATTGCAATGGATACCATGAATATTTTGAATTGTGCTGTCATTTTATTTTATCATTAGATTTTTGTTCTTCTACCTTGGCTTTCACATATATGTTGAGCATCTCAAGATATTCCATAGTCTTTTTTAATGTGTCAATTACATGCTGTTGCTCCTTTGTCAATGGCTGACTTTGCATTTTGATATATCAAACATTTTTTATACAGTTACGTATAAGTTTCATTTAAGGACGAAAACTATTTAAATGTAAAACTGTATTTTACAGTAATAATACTATGGCGAGAAAAGCAAAAGACTACTCAAATGGTAAAGTGTATGTTATTCGCAATACTGTAAATGACAAAGTCTATGTAGGTAGCACTACACAACCACTATGCAAAAGAATGGTTGAACACAGGATAGATTCTAAGACAAAAACCGGGAAAATCTACCAGAAAATGCGTGAAATTGGTATTGAGAAATTTTATATTGAGTTGCTAGAATTGTGCCCATGTCAAACACAAGAACAGTTAAATAAGCGTGAAGGGGAGCTTATCCGCCAACACAACAGTATGGTTGATGGATATAATTCAGAAATAGCAGGACGAGTAAAAAACGAGTACTATCAAGATAACAAAGACAAAATAGCAGAATATCAACAGGCTAATAAAGACAAAATAGCAGAATATCAATGTGAATATAAACAAGCAAACAAAGACAAAATAGCAGAATATCAATGTGAATATAGAAAGGATAACAAAGACAAAATAGCAGAATATCAACAGGCTAATAAAGACAAAATATCTAAACAGAAGCGTGAATATAGACAGGCTAACAAAGACAAAATAGCAGAATACTATCAAGCTAACAAAGACAAAATAGCAGAATACAAGCGTGAATATCAACAAGCAAATAAAGACAAAATAGCCGAACAGAAGCGTGCATACTACCTGAAAAATAAAAAATAAGTTTAATTTTTATACTGATACACATAAATTCATTGTCCAATCAACACCGTTCAAATCAACTACGGTGTCCGTATCATCCCGTATTGTTACCTTGAATGTAGATATGTCATTAACATTTTTTAGGACAAACGACTTCGCCAGAGGCGGATTGTATGCGATCATATCACCAAATGATACATTATTAGGTACAATAGCAATCAATCCCGTTACTTGGTTCGCACTGTATGTATTTGAACCCAGGAAATCCAGGTATATTTTGTATAGTTTTGTGTTCAAGGACACGACATTATCACCTATATAGGTTGACGCGCCTGTCTTGTCCGTCTTCAAGAAACCGGTTGTAGTTGCACACGACGTTGTAGTTGTAGCGTAATTGAGCGCAAAGTTATTTCCGCTAGTGTTTGTAATAGCCATTTTGCCAGTTACCGTAGAGAATACTACCGTATATGTATCCGCTCCTGTGTTATCGGCATTCATCACAGTCTGTATCATAGCTGCCAATGATGTTGCTGTATAATTTCCCTTTGTAAGCGTTGATGTGATTGTTGTTGCCGTACTGTCTGTCCAGTATAATTTGTTGTTGTTGTTATTGATAGTGTATTGTGAGTTAAATAGTTGCACACTCTCCAATGCAATTGTCTTCGGTGACGATAAAGACCACAATAATGTTAATGTGAAGTCACTCGCTGTGCCGTTGCTTCTCTTGGCTGATTCTACAAGTATGTTGTAAATCTTAGACATCCTTTAAGTTATGCTCATAAAATTTTTAAAATATTTGAATTTTTTGTTATCGATCACCAAAAAGTCGTATGGAGTAGCATACACTTTGTCAAGGAACTTGTAAAAGTCCGCCTTTGACCCTTTGCCATATTCTTCAAATACAGCATCCTTCTCGGAGTGGTTGATTGGATTGAAAAGGATAATGTATTCTAATTGAGTTCTCACAATGGATGATAATCCTGTATACCTTTGTGATAGAAATATCATTGAAATATTTAGATGTCTTCCATTGAGAGCAAAATGGTTCAATGGATTGTCATACAAATTGCTTTTAAAATCTGGGCTTGCAATGCAATCATCAAAAATGAGAAGGGTTTGAAATTTTGGATTTGCTTCTACTTGTCCCATTATTTTTTCATTCAAATGTTGGACAGTTTCAACATTGAATTCTGTGTATATTTCTGTGAATTTTATTACATGATATTTTACATCATAACTGTATGTTGGATTTATTAAAATTACTTGGTCAAATTTACCTTTTAATAATTCCTTGTGCAATAACATTTTTATCAAGAGGCTCGATTTCCCTTGATTTCTGCGACCTACTATGTAAGCAATAAATGCATTTTTTTCATCTGGTTTGTTTTTGTCTTGTGGGTCAAACATTCTCTACTTCAACCGCTTCTGTGTTAATTATAGTTGAGGTTTTTAACTTCTTCTTTTGCATTGCAACGCCTACATTCACAGCGTACAATCCTGACACTTTCAATGGAGGTGGTATCTTACTTAACACCGCAAATGATAGAAGGTCTTTGGTGCTTTCCCTGAGTAGAGGGTCACTCATCACTTCGGCCTGCAGTTCTTCTACGCATCCCAACATCTTGCCAACAAACATGTTTACCATCATCAAAGCTGAATCACTTATCTTCAAGTCCAATTTCCCATTCAATTCACGCTTTGCCTGAAATATTCTGGCTTTCAATTCTTCAACGCTCATTCGTTGGATTGCCTCCAAGGGTGTTGTGGATACAGGAGAGTTCAAATTTAGCATTGGATTTGATAAAATCAACTGTTCCAATTCACTACGCAGTTTCAGAAGTTGTTTGTCATCAATTGCATTGCTGTTTACTTGGTAAAGTTCTTGTGGTATTTCTCTTGTGGTAAATTCGTTTGTTGTTAAGTCTTGCGCAAAATCAATATCATTTTGCAGCACGTTTGCACAAGCATTTTCGTGCTTTGTAAAACTTGATTTAGTTTTGTAGCGTTTCCCACAATGATGACACTCAAACTTTTTGATCAATTTTGGAATTTTTGGAAGTTCAATTATGTTGTTTTCAAAATTACCATCAATCAAAATATCCGCCATATTTAACTGTTGAAATATAAAAATTAAGGCAATATTCACTTACTTATCCATGTGTTTTTTACTATGTATAAATTTACATTTAGAATTGTTATGATTGTCAAAACACCAAAGCAATTTACATAGAATTTAACATCTTTCAAAAGTCCAACTGAAGAGACGAATAACTCGGTGGTGCTTGTTCTTTTATTGTTTCCTGCTTTGTCACTTTTGGGGCTTGTTGGTATGTGTGCGTTTGGGTTGGTGTCTGGGTTGAATTTTGCATCACAAAATAACACATTCCGGACACACCCAAGATACCTACTGCACACATTAAAAAAAGTGGTGGCATGCTATACGGCCCATTGCTTGCAGTCCTTGCAATTTCCATCGGTTGAACTTGTCGCATTACTGGTGGTCTTGATATTTGCTTTGGTGTTTGACATACATTTACATGATGGGTCTCTACTATTGACATCATTTTTCGAGCTTCAGCCTTGATTTTTTTCATTTCACTCATTTTTTTCATATGCGTTAGTTGTTTTTCACTTGCTTTTTTCTTGTCTTTTATGGTGCCTTGTGGCTCTATTTCACTTGCTTTTTCCGTCTTATTAGATGCCTTTGTGATGTCTATGGGAGAATTGATAGTTTCCATTTGTATTTACAAAACATTATAAAAAAATGAAAAGTATAGTCACGCATCACAAAATAACAGTCAATTGTAGAAATTGTGATTTCTATCTTTCACTGAACTTAATTGAATATTTCTATGTATTTTGTTCCTGCTACTCCTGCGATTGCAACTGCTACACGTCCATATACTGAGCCTACAGCTTCAGTACTAATATTGCTACCATTTGCAATCACATTATTCGCATCAAAACTGATGAAGGGTGTTGTTCCTGTTTGAAACAGTGTCATCTTCGCTGTGGAATTTGGAGTTTTACCAATGCCTACTCTACCTCCTGATGTTCCAATAAAAACGGCATCATTATTTGACCCTCTCAAAATCAAAAAGTTGTTACTACCTTTAATAGTATTGAAATTTGACCCTGACGTATTCGCATCCAGAAAACTAATACCTGCCGAATTTGTTGATGAACTTTGAATTGTCACTGGTAATGATACCGTCGAGCGAATATGCAAAGGCGCTTCTGGGTTAGAGTTTGAAATACCAATAAAACCGTTGCTATTATTTATCATTATTGCGGGGTTTTTTGGATCTGCGTTGTATCCCAACCTTGTTGTGTCAGCTTCCCATGTTGTTGTGCTATCAGTTGCAAACGTTGGCGTATAACCTGAAAAGTGGTTATGATTCCATAACACATTTGAATTACCTCCCAAATCACTTATCACATTGGTCTCGGTTGCTTCTATTACATGATTAGTTACTATCCGCACGTTAGATGTATTGGACAATTGACAGAATCTTCTACAGTCTTCCGTTAAATTTTTCACGATTGAAGCATTCTGTACATTCTGCAAATCAACTGTGTATCTTCCGCTCGTATTCCCTGACCTGCGGAAATAGCAATTTATCACACGAGGAGACATACACCAATTGAACGAACATTGATTACTGTTGTTAAGGATAATTGAATTTGTCAAGGTTATGTCCCGCAATTGGCTCGCACTCTCAGTGAAGCTATCCTTGAGTATGATTGCGTCTCCTGCAACCGGAAGCGGATTAAAGTTAGTTGTCAAAGTTAATATACGGTTTGATGCCGAATAGTTTGACACTGTATAATTTGATGTGTTATGCACAACTCTCCAACCGTTGAATATGTTATCATACCTTGTTATGGTGTTTGTTGAAGCTAATTTGATACTATTTGAGTTGGGATTAGATGCAGTGGTTGCAAGGTAACAGTGTGAGTTGCTTCCTTGTGTCGCACCATCTATCTTTATAGTTTGACTACAATTCTTGATTGTCAAGTCGTTAAACACGTTGGAACTTGCTAACAAATTGGAGTTTAACCGCCCTCTTGGGTGGTCATTCATATTGATTGCTATGTCACAATCCTCAATATGGCAGTTATTGAACACATTGCCCTCACTTGATGGCACAATCTCAATAGCAAATACACTTGTTATATTAGAACCAATTTGACCATTCTTCAGTGTGCAACCGCTAAATGTATTGAATGAATCACCTATTGGATGGGATGCATTTCCTATGCGAATTAATCCAATACTTTGATTGCCAAATGTGCCAGTTTGTAGGATTGAACTTTGTCCTTTGCTAACATCTACGTACAAATTTGCTATGTTATTATCTCTTGCATTAAGTCCATGAGTATCAAAACCACTGATAAGAGGATTTTTTAGTGTCATATTGGTAAATTGATTATGGTCTCCCCCTTGGAGAAGTATGTTGTGTCTCAATGTTGATGCAAAAATGTTCTGAAATGTGCAATAGGATGAATAATACATAGTTAAACCATAACTTGCACCGGAATCACTGAATGAGTTTTGAGACCGCAATATGTTGATGTCCTTCACGTGACACCCATAACTCTCACGAACACGAACAACATTATCTATGTTTGGATACATTGCAACATTTGATGAAAACTCTGTAAAACTATCCGAAAATGTTACGTCTTCTACTCCACAATTTACTGCGGTGTCAAACATCACCATATGATTGTTAGGTCTTGGATATTGAGGTTCTTGTATGTAAAAGAACTTCAACCCTTTGATATGGCAATTTTCACGAGGTTTCAATACAAGCAAATAACCATTCGTTGTATCGTACTCGTTGGAAAACGGCGATTCTAACTCTATTATATTGTTGATCGCATCTACCCTAACAATCATTCTTATCTCCTTTTTGAAAGGGTTGTTGGAGAACCAGTATGGTTTACCAGTTTCAAAATCTATGATATTACTTGCACTCCCTATTATGTCGCCTGCTTTCCTCTTGTCTATGATTGACACGTAGTTACCTACATCCAAGTTTGCAAAATTGCCGGATAGTTGCAATGAGCAATCTCCACGAGCAACGGCTGATGTCAAGGAAAACGCATTGTATTTACGGACTGTTCCATCACGTGCACCAATGGCAAAGTCATCTGTATCATTCTTCAATGTTATCAAGTAATTTGAAGGACTCGTCAGTGTGATGTTCAATATCTCGTTGTCTTGTCTTTTGTTCAAGGAGGTAGACCGTAAAGCTACATAGTCCCCGTTGCTCCAACCCGACATATTGTATCCATTATTGAATACATAAACTTGGTTGGTTTCTGTTGGAAGGTTAGACATAATATACGGGGCGTTGGACAAGTTGGGAGGTGATTCGTCCGCCGCCCCAACAGCTTGGATACGTGTGGTACGAGACGCAGCTACATACCCCCTGAAATCTAATGAAGTATTATCCGGTATTGTCAATTGCCCATCGAGAAATATGAACCCTGATGGACTTTCTATCGTGAATGTGCGGAGGGCATCTGTACTGATACCCAAATTGGTTAGTTCGTTATTTGTATTATCTAATAGTGATTGAAGCTTCTCGGTTTCATCTTTACCATTTGCTACCATATAAGAATGTCCTTGTTCCAAGTCACTCATTGACACTCCATTCATGAAAGATAACGATGATATATTTTGTTGTGCTTGTGGAACTAACTGCCCATTCTCACCCACTCGTAGAGATTGTCCTTTGTTTGCTGATGATAAATATATGTTATCTACATACAAATCCCGACTATTCTTGAGGTTATTATTGAAACCAGACATCGCCTTTTACAATAATCAATCATAAAAAATAATTATTAACCTTGCTGATATTGGCTTATAACACGTTCACGTTGTTTTTGTGCTATCCTAACTTTGTTTGCTTGGTAATATTCACGCTTTTTTTCTGCTATTTTATCTTGGTTAGCTTGCCTATATTCACGTTTTTTCTCTTCTATTTGGTCTTTGTTTGCTAGGTAGTATTCACGCTTATGATTTGAGATTTGTTCTTTATTTGCTTGACGGTATTCGTGCTTTTGCTTTAAAATATGGTCTTTGTTTGCTTGATATTGTGTATGTGCTTGTTCTTTTACCTTCTCTTTGTTATTCTGGTAAAACTCACGTTGTTGCTCTACTAATTGGTCTTTGTTTGCTTTGTAATATGCACGTTGTTTTTGTACTAATATGTCTTTATGTGCTTGATAGTATTCATGTTTTGTTCGTCCTGCAATCACTGAATTGTATCCATCAGCTACACTGTTATGTTGTCGGATAAGTTCTCCTTCACGCTTATTTAATTGTTCTTTTGTTTCACAAGGACACAACTCCAATAACTCAATGTAAAAGTGTTCAACACCTATTTCATGCATGTTTTGGTAGATTTTGTAGTTTTGCCTTTTGGTATTAGTTACGTTTCCCCTATGTTCAACCATTCGTTTTGATAGTGGTTGTGTGGTGCTACCTATATAAACTTTGTCATTGACAATATTGCGGATGACATACACTTTACCGTTTGAATAATCTTTTACCTTTCTTGCCATGCTTTTTTCTTACTGTTTATTACTGTTTCGTCCTTAAATGGTTTTACAATAATAGATGATAATTAAAATGCCTATTAGGTAAAGAATGGTTGACTTGACAAAATACTCGAAACAAGTTATCGTCAATGCAGTGCAATCCAAAAAACAAAATACAATCTTTGGTAATGCCAATATGCGCATGACAAAAAAACAACTCATCGCTATGTGGCAGGGTAAAATAACCGAAAGTGACCTTCAAGCTGCGGCTTCAAGTAACAAGAATAAGCCTTCCAAGAGGAAAACGATGAGTAAGGGGACACCCAAAAAGATAGGTAAAGAACAGTTCAAAGTATACAACAATCCATTGTTTGAAAGGTAAAAATAAACTTGGGTTATATAAAAATGATTGAAATTAAGTCTATCATTATTGCCGTGATTTCAAACCTGATTGCATCATATATTATCTTTCAATTTATGGCTATGAGGAATGAAGGTAATGTTCTGTTGACTCGGTATTGATTTTTCTATATATTTGGTAGCGTTTCATGTCATGCTTGACATCTCGCACAAATTTCTTGAGGTCTTCGGGGATATCATCGATATTCCTATACATTGTCCCATCGTTTGCTACATAGGAATTCTCTAACCAGTCCCAAGAAATGTAATTGATCTTTATCATTTATAAAAGTCAAGAAAAATCATAGAATTTTGTAACGTGTTCAATATATTGTTTAATATATCAATTTAGGGAAGGTAGGGAAGTTTCGGATCACGTTCTTGCAACTTTCTACGAAGACGTTCCTTTATTTTTGATAGTCTACGTGAAGGTGGTTTCACAAACAACAAAACTAAAGAATATAATGAATATTCTTATCATTTTTAGAAAAATCAAGAAAAATCATAGAATTTTGTAACTTGTTGAAAGGTTTGGGGCCGTCAGGGCCGTCAGGGCCGTCTCAAAACATAAAGTATCGCACATGAGGGCCTTTATATTTTTGAAAAGTTTGGTTTTTGGACGGCCCTGACGGCCCAAACAATTGCAATATTTCAACACTCATATTCATCATCATCAACAAACCCATAACCATCTTTAACTTTCAAACCATACAACACATATTTGTCGCGGAATTGACCCTTTTTTTTATGTTTAGTAGATTTGAAACCACATTGTCCCATATGTTCGACAAAGTTATCCTTTCCTTTACCTTCATAGAAGTCACTTGTCTTGAAAATGTCAAACAAATCCTTGGTAAGAATGATATCATTATCGTTGTTTGTAACCTCACACGACTCAGCCAAGAAGGCACCCACTTTGTTGTTTGCATCAAGATATTCCTTAGTGTATTGTTCAACCCTTGCAGGTGTCTCAAACTTCCGTCCACCGGCAATATTATTACGGTAATTTTCAAGGAGCATAAGCATAAACTGTTGAGCATAACCTACATCTTGTTCTATGCGTTTTTTTAAACCCAAGTCCCCTTGCCTTTCATGAGGTAGTTGTGGGGTCTCCACAAACTTGTGAGGAAACTCAACATTCTTCAAGCGCCTTGCAATACCACCATCAAAGTCGCTCAATGCAGGTTTATGGTTCATTTGAATGATAATCAAGAACTGCGCTGCGAACTCAACGTTATCTTTATACAATTGCCTTGCTTGTATTTTGTCTCCACCGGTCCATGACTTCAACTGTCCAACTTGAAATTTATCATCTTCATTTGGCTCTGTAGCAATAGCCAACCTTTTTCCTTTCATTTTAGCTAACTCAGGATTGGCTGTCGAACTACTTGTCTTTTTTGTAGTGAAAATTGAAACATCCGGACAATAACAATATTCTCCAAGAACATTTATGAACAGAATAGAAAGCAACCCTTTCCCGTTGGCTCCTGTACCAATCCAGAATTGCATGAACTCCATATTTTTGTTTCCATCAAGGGCATAGGAACCTGTATTCAATATGTAGGGCAATACATCTTCGGTGAATATATCCGCAAGAATCTTCTTCAAAGTGGATGCTTTTTCTTCATCTATTATGTCGGTATAATCATATCCAACACTGTATGTCAAAAAGTCGTCTGGCAATCCATCTCTAAAGTAACATGCTTCCAAATCATACACTCCATTGTCAAACCCAATTAAAGACTTATTTTCATCCAATTTTTCATAAAAGTCTTTCTTGGTTACAACAAATAATTCCCTACATTCTTTGATGATGTTTGCTTTGAAAGGTGCAAGTTTTAGGAAATATGCAATCTTACCAAGCATCTTCGCATTCTCTTTGCCGTTTGCTTGTTCAACCTCGTCTTCTATGTTTACAGCTTTGGCACTAAGTGATGCATATGCACTACTATACATCCGGGAAACTTCATTACTGATTTTTTGCTTTAGTGAAACAGCATCAGGGCACTCAACCCAACGGTGGTCTTTGAACTCATACCAAAAAGGTTTATCATTTAAAAAACAGCAACGATACTCGTCTTTAAAAAGATAATGGACCACTTTAGCAATATCAGTGTGCGCAGCTGCACGTGAATTGAATATCAACTTAGATGCATTATCTTGCATCAAGTTTTTGTATCCAGTTGGGTTATCTTTCTTTGCCCAATACCTCAAAGATCCTTCTTTCAATCCACTTGCCTTAGGGGTAAAGCTCCGCCACAATCTTTCACATTCCCCATCAATAAATTTGCTTGATTGTTTGCTGAAAGATATCCAACTACCAAGCAACCTATCGTCTATGTTTCGCAAACACATACCACAATGAATCCATGGGTGATATTTGTCTGCACGTTGTGGATTCAACAACCTTACTAACTGAAGGATAGTTTCCAAGTCACTTGGAATGAACGATGAAGAAGCCGTTGGTGATGGTGCTTCTACAGAAGGTTTTTTATGACATTCTTTGAAAATTGCAATCTCGTCAATCTTGTTGCTTTTCACTGTAGCTTTGTCAAACTTATTTCTAATAGATAGCACTTCTATCAACTCTGCATCAGTATGGGTATTATCAATTTCTTGAAAGTTTGCATCATATATTTTGCTCAGTGTCCAAGGAAAGTCTTCGTCTGGCTTCTTGCTACCGTACAATAACCAATTATTCTTTTCAATAACAGCTTCATCGTATATGTCATCGTAAGAGTTTGCAAATGTATCACCAAACACGGCACTTAGTCCATCATCTAATATGTGTTTCCTCATAAGGTATTGAACATCTGGCTTTGTAATGACAAAAGGACATACGATATGAATGCCATCTTTGAAACCACCCCCTTTGTTCTTTCTTGCATCAGGCTTCTCCAACACGTAGAACTTCAATTGTTCTTCTGTCACTTCAACAAATTCCTGAATTTGCTCTTTCAACAGATGCAAGAATCCAAGAACCATTTCGTCAGTGTACAGTCTGTCAGTAGTTGGTTGCCTAAAATCCAAGTCAATAAGGATACAAGATTCGTCTCTATGTTTCTCGGTAAAGCTCAAGTCCTCACCATTTTCAACACATGTTGCATACAACTGCATAAATGCATCTTCTTCACTTCCGGGGATGTAAAAATTGCCGGTCAAGGACTTGCTAAAAGATGTATGAGTAAACACAGAATTCTTTTCAACTCTGAAAGGATCAATAAACTTTTTAAGTGTTGACATGTTTCTTTATATATACAGTAGAAATTAATTATACTTAAATTGATTTTATTGAAAAATAAATAGCCGATAGATTTAACAGACTAATTGGTTAGTATTTTGCATTGTGATGCATTTAAGAGCTTTCTTGGCATTGCATCGTTGCCTTGCTTTTTCCCTTTGGTGTTCCCTATACTCAGGGTCATTTTGATACTTGAGTTTCAAGCGGTTTCGTGTTTCTTCCATGTGTTTCGCACGGTATACAGGGTCATCCATGAATTTCTTTGCATTCCATTGTATTTTTGCTTTGTAACATTTTGCCTTATACTCAGGGTCACTCTCCATTCTAGGCTTCACGTACTTCTCATATTGTGTAGTCATTTTGACTTACTTCTACATTATAATGACAATTTATTCTTAAGTAATTTAC